GGTAAACCATATATATTAGAAGTTAATGGTAGTCCAGGTACAGGCGCTAACTATAAAGAATATAATTACAAAGATTACTATTCAGAACCAGAACCAGGTAATGATATTACAGGTGAAAAACTTGTTTATCGTTTAATAGATTGGGTTTCAAAAAGAAGTCATTGGGATAGACAAGCAGCAAGTGAATGTGGTTGGTTAGAAACAGTTGATCTAAATGATATTGGAAAAGTAAGAGCAAAGTTTGATACAGGTAACGGTTCAAAGGCTTGTGCCTTACACGCTGATGAAATTTTAGAAGAAAGTAAATCAACAATTAAATGGAAATATAATGGTAAAACTTTTTCTAAACCAAGACACGGTACCAGTGAAGTTTATCGAGCAAATGCTGATGGAGAAGAACCGTCAGAATCAAGACCAACAGTTTTAATGGATATTACTTTTAATGGTTTTACTTATAAAGATATAGAAGTTGGTTTAGACGCAAGACCAAGATCAGGCTCAGATTTATTAATTAATAGAGATTTAATGCGACAGATGAATGTAAGTGTCAACCCTAATAGAACTTTCGTGTTAAGTAAAAGACTAAGACCAATTGACAAAGAAAACAACATTGACAAATAAGTCAATTTGTGTTATATTATATAAAATAAAGGAGATATTATGTCAGAAGTGAAAATATTAAGACTTGCCACAGGCGAGGATGTAATTGCCAAAATTGAAAAAGACAGTGTAGGTAATTACATATTACAAAAATCATTTGTTATTATTCCAACTCAACAAGCACCAGGTCAACCAGTTAAATTAATGATGACCCCATATATGCCTTATGCTGAAGAGGATAAAATTACAATTTCAATAGACAAGATTGTAACAAGTGTAAAACCAAAAATAGATATACTAAACTCATATCAAGCAAACACAAGTAGTATATTAACACCAGATAAAAATTTAATAACAGAAACAAGATTACCTAAATTAGAAAAGTGATAACAGTTTATTTTGTAAGGAACGGCTCTAAAATTAGAGTTGAAGTGCCTGAAAATACAACTCTAATGGAGGCAGCCAAGTTTTATTCAAAGGTACCTATAGAAGAAATACCTGCTACTTGCGGTGGGTGTTGTGCTTGTTGTACTTGTCACGTTCACATAGGAGATCAATGGCTTGACAAATTAGGCAAATTAGACTATAGTAAGCCAGAAGGTCATTTAATAGAATATGAAGAAAATTTTATTGAAGGTAAAAGTAGATTATCTTGTCAAATAGAATTAAAACCAGAACACGATGGATTGATAGTACACTTATTAAATAATGAACTTTTATAAAAATGTAATAGAACATCACGGAAAATTGCTTGTACGTGGAGTAAAAGACGGTAAAGACTATAAAGAAAAAATAGATTATAGTCCTACTCTTTACGCTATGACACAAGAAGAAACTCAATTTAAAACTTTACAAGGTCAGTATTTAAAACCTATTACTTTTGGTAGTATAAAAAAGGCAAGAGATTTTAAAAGACATTACAATACAGATAACGCACCAATTTATGGTATGGATCGTTATCATTATCAATACATATCAGATAAACATCCTAACGAAGTTGAATTTAATAAAGACGCAATTAAAATATTTACTTTAGATATTGAATGTAGTGCCGAAAATGGTTTTCCAGATGTAGAAAATCCTATTGAAGAACTACTTTGTATTTCTGTAAAAAATCATTCTAACAAACAAATCATTACTTGGGGAACTGGCAACTTTGAAACAAGTAGAAAAGATGTTTATTATATAAAATGTGATTCTGAAAAACAATTGATTATGGAGTTTATGAAGTTTTGGATGAAAAATTATCCAGATGTAATTACAGGTTGGAATACAAAGTTTTTTGATTTACCATATCTTATTAATAGAATAAGAATGTTAACAGATGAAAAAGTAATTAAAAGATTATCACCTTGGTCTTTAATTGAAAGAGAAGAAATATCAAGTTGGGGAAGAAATCAAACTGTTTATCATCTTTTAGGTATTGTGATGTTAGATTATATGGACTTGTATCGTAAGTTTATACCAGTAAGACCAGAAAGTTATAAACTTGATTATATTGGTAAAGTAGAACTTGGTGAAGGTAAAGATGAAATGCCGTATGAAACATTTAGAGAATGGTATACAAAAGATTTTCAATCGTTTGTTGATTACAATATCCAAGATGTTGAGATAGTTGATAAATTAGAAGATAAATTAAAACTTATTGAATTAATTTTAACTATGGCATATGAGGCAAAAATTAATTATGATGATGTCTTTTCACAAGTTAGATTTTGGGATACAATCATTTATAATCATTTAAGAAAAAAGAATATTGTAATTCCTCCAAAAGAAGAAAATATAAAAGAATTAAAATATGATGGTGCTTATGTAAAAGAACCATTAATAGGTTTACATAAGTGGGTTGTTTCGTTTGATATTAACTCTCTATATCCACACTTAATAATGCAATATAATATTTCACCAGAAAAAATTATTGGTGTAAAAAGTAACGGCATTAGTATTGAAAAATTTTTAGATCACGCTACACCACTTACACATTTAAAAACTGAAGGTGCTACAATCACACCTAACGGTGCTATGTTTAAAACTGATAGTCAAGGTTTTTTACCAGAGATTATGGAAAAGATGTACAATGATCGTGTTGTTTATAAAAATAAAATGATGATTGCTAAAAAAGAATATAATAAAACAAAAGACCCTAAACTATTAAAAGAAATATCACGTTGTCATAATATTCAGTATTCTAAAAAGATTGGATTAAACAGTGCTTACGGTGCTATCGGCAATCAATACTTTAGATATTATGATGTAAGACAGGCAAGTGCGATTACAACAGCAGGTCAATTTGTAATTCGTTATATTGAAAAGTCTGTAAATAAATTTATGAATGATATATTAAAAACACACGATAAAATAGATTATATTGTTGCGTCTGATACAGATTCAATTTATTTAACTTTAGATAAACTTGTTGAAAAATTTTGTCAAGGTAAAACAAAAGATCAAACTATAAACTTTATTGATAAAGTTGTTGAGGGTAAGATTGAACCATTTATTGAAAAATGTTTTGAAGAAGTTGCTGAATATACAAATGCGTTTCAACAAAAGATGGTAATGAAACGAGAAGTAATCGCAGACAAAGGTATCTGGACTGCCAAAAAAAGATACATCTTAAATGTGTTAGATGAAGAAGGTATAAGATTAGAAAAATCTAAATTAAAAATTATGGGGATTGAGGCAGTGAGATCATCAACACCTGAAGTTTGTAGAGGTAAGATTAGAGAGTGTATTAATAAGATAATGACAAATGAAGAATCAGATGTACAAAAATTTATTGCTGATTTTAAAAAAGAATTTTTTACTATGAACGCTGAACAAATATCTTTTCCTAGAAGTTGTAATAATATTAAAAAGTATCATCACGCTAGTAATATCTTTATTAAAGGTACACCGATACACGTAAAAGGCGCTTTAATTTATAATCATCAATTAAAAGAAAGAAATTTACACCACAAATATCCATATATAAATGATGGTGACAAAATTAAATTTATAAAGTTGTTAGAGGCAAATCCATTTAAATTTGATGTAATCAGTTATGTAACCAAATTACCAAAAGAATTTAAACTAGAAAAATATATTGATTATGAAGTACAATTTGAAAAAACATTTATTGATCCTATTAGTTTTATTTTAAATTCTATTGGTTGGTCACCTGAACCAAAAGCAAGTTTAGAAAGTTTTTTTGAATGAAAATATTAATATTTGGATTACCAGGATCAGGCAAAACAACACTTGCTAAATTATTAGTACCAATGTTTAAAGCTGTATGGTTAAATGCTGATGAAGTAAGAAAAGAAGCAAATGATTGGGATTTTTCTGAAGAAGGAAGAAGACGACAAGCAGAAAGAATGAGATTACTAGCTTATCAAGCTACAAGTGAAAATAGAAATGTAATTGCTGATTTTGTTTGCCCTACTGAAATGACAAGAAAAGAATTTAATGCTGACTATACTATATGGATGAATACTATAAAAGAAGGTAGATTTGAAGATACAAATAAAATATTTGAACAACCTAAAAATCCTGATTTTATAGTTACACATTTTGAAGCAGAAATGTGGGCATTTTTAATTAAAAACGATATAAGGGAAAAATTTAATGTTTGATTATAAAAAACCAACAGCACAAATGTTAGGAAGATGGCAACCATTTCATAAAGGACACTTTGAATTATTTAAAAAGATGTTAGAAAAAACAGGTCAAGTTTGTATTATGGTGAGAGATATGCCTGTATCTGAAAACAATCCATTTGATTTTGAAACCATAAAAAATAATATTGAAAAAGAATTAGAAGAATATAAAGGCAAATTTGAAATTATAAAAGTGCCTAACATCACCTATATAGGTTATGGT